ACGTTGGGATCGCTGCTGGCGGCGTTCTGGCTGTTCGTCGAGATGGTGCCCCTGGTGTGGGGGACGTCGGCGCAGCGGTCGACGGCGAAGGCGGCATGGAAGAAGACCGTTGCGATTGCCAAGAACCACCCGGAACTGTCGCCGCTGCTGGCTTCGGTCCGTGAGGCCAACGGTGACGAGACCCTCGAACTGGTCGGCGGGAACGAGTACCGGATCAGCGCAGCGAACGATGACGCGGGCCGCGGGTGGACGATCTACCGGTTGCTGATGGACGAGCTCAGGCAGCAGAAGAACTGGGCGACCTACGGTGCCGCGTACACGGCGATGCGCGCCGTCGAGGACGCCCAGTGTTGGGCGATCACGAACGCGGGCACGGCAGCGTCGGTCGTGTTGAACGCGCTGCGGGCTCAAGCGTTGGCGCAGATCGAACAGGGCGACGCTGAGGACGTGATCGGCCTGTTCGAGTGGTCGGCGGTCGGGATGGGCCCGGACGGCTCCGACGATGTCGACCTGAACGACCGTGCGGCGTGGGTGGCTTCGATGCCGGCGCTCGGGTACACGATCACTGAGCGGACGGTCGCTGCTGACGTGAAGGGCGACCCCGCACCGGTGTTCCGGACCGAGTCGCTGTGCCTTCCGGTGCAGACGATGGACGCATGGCAGGCGAAGCTCACGGGCCGGTTCAACGCCGCGATGGACGGCGGGTCGGTGCCCGTCGGGAAGGTCACCATCGGGATCGACATTGACCGTGACCGGTCGTTCGCGTCGATCGGGGTGTGCGGCACCCGCGTTGACGGTCTCGCGCACGTCGAGGACATCGAGTCCCGTGAGGGCATTGACTGGCTACTCGCCCGGACCATCGAGGTGGCGAAGGGCCAGGGCGCGCCGGTCGTGCTCGACGCCTACGGCCCGGCCGGGTCGCTCAAGGAACCACTCATCCTCGCGGGCGTGAAGGTGATCGGTCTGGGTGGGAACGACATCTGCGCCGGGTGCGTGGCCCTCGCCGATGCGGTGATGGAGTCACCGCAGACGCTCCGGGTCCGTGCCCGGGTCACCGACGACGGGACGTCCCCACTCGGTGATGCCGTCCGGGACGTCGAACGGTTGTGGCGGGGCGACGTGTACCGGTGGCAGCGCAAGGACGCCGGGTCGCCCGTGTCGCCCCTGTACGCGGTGACGTTGGCGTACACGCACCACCGACGGATCAAGCCGCGGTCGACCAGGCCGACGGTTGCATGGCTGTGAGAGGAGGGCGGCGGGTGCCCGAGAACGTGACCACGTTCCTTGACGTGCTGGCCGTTGCCCTTGTGGGTGCCGGTTTCGGTGTCGTCACGGGTGCCCTGGCTGGTGCCTTGGCCGGTGCCTTGGTCGGGGTCGGCGTGGGCCTCACGGTCGCTGGGGTGGTCGTCCTGGCCGCCTCAGTCGTTTCTGCGCGGCTGAACAGGTCGACGGGTGGGAGTGAGTCACCGTGAGCTTGTTCGTCCGTCAGCGGCCCGCTGAGCCCGCGTCAAGGGCATCCACGGCCTACCCGGGTGCCTCGAACGCCGCTGTCCTGGTGCAGTCGTGGTCATCGACCCCGGACAGTGAACCGATCCTGCCGACGTTCCGGTCCTACGTGCAGGACGGATACCAGGCGAACGGCGTGATCTTCTCGGTGATCCTGGCCCGGTTGATGTTGTTCTCTGAGGCCGAGTTGAAGTGGCAGCGGCTCGCGGATGACTCCCTGTACGGCGACTCGCGGCTTGCGTTGCTGGAGAAGCCGTGGGCGAACGGGTCGACGGGTGAACTGTTGGCCAGGATGGAGCAGGACGTTTCGCTGGCCGGGAACGCGTTCATCCGCAACATCGACGATGAGGAACTGTCCCGTCTGCGCCCGGACCTGGTCACCATCGTGTCCGGGCTGGTCGAGGACTCCTGGGGCCGGGAGCACCGTCGCCTGCTCGGGTACGGGTGGCGAGACGAGTCCGGCGACATGCAGTTCTTCGACAAGGGCGAGGTCGCGCACTGGTCGCCAATCCCAGACCCGTTGGCGACGTTCCGGGGCATGTCGTGGCTGACGCCGGTCCTGCGCGACGCCGACGCCGACACCGACCTGACCAAGTACAAGATCAAGTATCTGAGTCAGGCGGCGACCCCGAACCTCGTGGTGAAGTACCCCGAGGAACTCGACACTGACACGGTCGACGACCTTCGGGAGCGTTTCCAGGCCAGGCACGGTGGCGTCGAGAACGCGTTCAAGACTCTCCTGTTGGACCGTGGCGCGGACGCGATGGTCGTCGGGTCTACGTTCGAGCAACTGAACCTCACCGCCGTGCAGGCAGCGGGTGAGAACCGGATCGCCACCGCGGGTGGTGTCCCGGCGATCGTTGTGGGGCTCAAGGAGGGCCTCGACGCGGCGACTTATTCGAACTATGGGCTAGCGATGCGTCGGTTCGCGGACATCACGATGCGCCCGAATTGGCGGACGGCGTGCTCCGCGCTGGAGACGATCGTCCCGCCCGCTGCGGATTCCCGTCTGTGGTTCGACCCGGGCAAGATCGCCGCACTGCGCGAGGGTGAGAAGGAACGCGCCGAGACCGCCCGCATGAAGGCGACTGCCCTCGAACTGTTGGTCCGCGGCGGCTACGACCCGACGTCAGCGGCGCAGGTCGTCGAGCACGGCGACTTCGCGAGGCTCGCGCACACCGGCTTGGTGTCGGTGCAACTGAATCCGGCAGGGGCGACGATCGACCAAGGGGCCACTAATGGCTGAGTTCACTCGCTCGTTCCCGTTGCAGGATGCGACGGTCGCACCTGGCGATGGGCGGACTGTGACCGCGTTCACCGCAGTGTTCGACGTCGAGACCGAGGTCCGCGACCAGCACGGGCATTACCGGGAAGTGAACGACCGGGCCGCGTTCAACAAGACGGTCGCCGACAACGGCACACGGTTCGGTGTGTTCTACAACCACGCCAAGACAGTCCACGGCACCCCATCGGACCTGTTCTCCCTGCCGATCGGTGTCCCCGTCGAGGCACCCCGCGTCGACACCCTCACTGTCGACGGCAGGTCCGTGACGGGCCTTCTGACGTTCACCCGGTACGACAAGACCGACCTCGGCGACCAGATCCTCGAGGGCATCCGGTCGGGGTCGATCCGCGGATACTCCTACTCGGGCCGGTTCGTCCGGTCCGACCCCGGCAAGCCACCCCGTGGCGGGTGGCGGGCGAAGTCCGACGGGTCCCTCCAACTGGTCCGCCGCTCTGAGATCGCCATGGCCGAGTACGGGCCGACCCCGTTGCCCGTGTTCGACGACGCCGCCGTCATCGGGCTCCGGTCCCTGGTCGACCAGATGTCATACCTGAGCGACGCCGACCGCGCCGCCATCGCCGAAATCCTCACCCGGTCCACTCACCTCGATGAGCCGGACGACGGGTCCGACACCCCCACCCCGGGGGCCGTCGCAGGTTCCGAGCCGCTGACGCACTCGGGTCTGACCCCATCGCAACGGGCCCGTATCGGGCTCATCACGAGAGGAGTCCCCCACCGTGGGACGACTGGCTGAGATCCTGGCGCGGCAGACCGCGATCCAGGGCGAACTGTCCGAGATCAGTGAGCGGTCCGAGCCGCTCGACACCGACGCCGCCCGCGCTGACGATCTGCTCGCCGAGTGGGACACGCTGGAGACCGAGCGGAAGCCGCTCGCCGAGCGTGCCTCCCGCATCGACGCTGTCCGTTCGGCTGCCCTGTCGGTGCCCGCCCAGCGCGGCGGCAGCGACGACACCACGGCCCGTGGCGGCAATCTGGAGTCCGGTGACGGCGCTGCCGTGTCCCGGTCCCGGAAGGCCGACCCGTTCGAGGGCATCGAGGGTTCGCGTTCCCGTGTCCTGGCTGACCTGTCCGCCCCGGACGCTGTGTCCCGCGCCCGTGACGCCATCGAGGCCGTGGAGCGGGCGGACCGCCTCACCCACGACCAGGCCGAGCACGTGACCCGCATGCTGGAGGGCAAGGTCGGTGGCATGGGTCGTCGGTCTCGTGCCGCCCTGGCCCGTCACCTGCTCGCGACCGGCTCCGAGGCGTACCGGGCGGCGTTCGAGGACTACCTGTCCGACGGCAACGCTTCCCGTGCGGCAATGTCCCTGACCGACGCGAACGGCGGCTACCTGGTCCCGTTCACGCTCGACCCGACCGTGATCCTGACGAACGCCGGCAGCGCGAACCCGTTCCGTCAGCTCGCGAACGTCAAGACCACGGCGACGGACGACTGGAACGGTGTCACGTCGGCCGGTGTCAACGCGGAATGGCTCGCTGAGGCGACCCAGGCCGCCGACGCCAGCCCGACGGTCGGGACGCTGAACATCAAGCCGCAGAAGGCCGCTGCGTGGATCCAGGGCTCGTTCGAGGTCATCGCTGACTCGAACTTCGAGGCCGAGCTTCCGGGTCTGCTGGCTGACTCGAAGGACCGGTTGGAGGAGGCCGCGTTCGCGACCGGCGACGGCACCAACAAGCCGTTCGGTGTCGTGCCCGGTGCGACCACGGTCGCGTCGGGGGCTGCCGCGACCTACGCCGTGGGCGACGTGTACGCGGTGCAGGCTGCCCTGCCGTCACGGTGGCGTGGCCCGAACTCGAAGCTGGCGTGGCTGGCGAACCTGGCGGTCATCAACAAGACCCGCCAGTTCGACACCTCGGGTGGGTCGTCGTTCTGGGCGAACCTCGGGATGGGTCAGCCTGAGCAGTTGCTCGGTGCCCCGATCTACGAGTCGACCACGATGTCCGCGACCCCGGCGACCACTGCCGCGAAGACGCTGCTCCTGGGCGACTTCTCGCAGTACATCATCGTGGACCGGATCGGCATGTCGGTGATGTACGAGCCCCTCGTGAAGGGTGCTGCTGGCAGGCCGACCGGTGAGGCCGGATGGTTCGCCTACTGGCGCGTGGGCGCGAAGGTCTCGACCTCCGCCGCGTTCCGGGTGCTGACCATCGGCTGACGCCGCCACCTGTACCACCCTGGGCCCGGGACGAACGCCCCCGGACCTGGGCCCGGGGTGGTGCTTCACCGGGTGCGCGTGGCGGACGGTCCGAGAGGGGTCTCCCCGTCCG